CATCCACAAGGATGTTTACATTTTCCGTTTCGATTGTGACCGATCCGGAACTGATAATTTTATCTTTGATGCAATTATCAATAGCAATTCCAAGATCTGCCTCAAACGGTTTAATGCTTGCCTCGATATTATCCGGATCAATCTCCGCCTGGATATTATCCGTTGCTTTTTTACTTACTTCCCTGACAATACGGTTGAGCACCCGGACATTTTCAATATAAGGAAAATCGCTTCCGTCAGCAGCGAGTACATTGGCATTCGTCACGTAGTAGTCTTCTTTCCCGGTATACTGTCTTAAGGTGATATAACCAAGTGCATCCAGTTCTTTTGCGTATTCCTCAATTCCTTCCGGCAAAAGTTTCTGCAGCTTAGAGCAGCTGATCGGAAATTCTTTCACGCATCCAATAGATAAGCTTTCTTTTGCCTGACCTAACAATCCTGAAACGATGCCAGCAAAATTAATTGTCTGTGTGCGGAGATCCTTTCTTGTGTACACTCCGTAGGAAAGCACCACGCTAACAAAATAACTGTTGATTCCCTTCCGTTCTGTCTTCATTGCTGCAAGGTATTCATCCCGGCTTTCTTCTGAGCCACAGCTTCTGCCCTCGCACAAGAAAATGCACGGTTTCTTATAAATTTCAAGAAATTCCTTCGCCTGCTCTGCAAGTGCTGCCCAAAGTGTCTTTCCTGATGTGCCGACGATATGAACGATCTCAAACTCAGAATTAAAGCTGATCAAACTCTCTACTGCTTTGAGCACACTTGAATTGCTAAGTGTCGGAGCTGTGGAGCTAAAAGAAAATGCATCCTCTTCCATAAAGGGTTCTTCCTCTTCTCCGCTGTCTGCAAATGTAAGCGTAATACCGGTGCCCGGAAGTTCAAATGTTCCACCCAGCGGGATTGTGTACTCATCCGAAAAGTTATTACCTCCATCAATGGAATAAGCAAATGATCCTTTGTTCACCTTTCCTGTTGCTGTGATTTTTACTACAACATCGTAAGCATTGTTTGGTTTTCCTGATGCTGTGACTGTTCCCTTGCTCTCTCCGGTTTTTGTCACCTCTCCGATCGTTCCATCAACATCTGCTTTGACCGGGATTGCATATAATTTTTTCAATCCGTTCTCTGTCGCGTCGATGCATGCATCCGCAAGCGGCGTACAGCCAAGTTTTTCTTTGATCTCTGCCGGTTTCATTGTATTTTTCACAAGCACCGGCACAGTACTTGTTGAGGTGGATGCCCCGATTTTCACCTGTACAAATGAACCTGTAGATGAGTTTCTTCCAAGATTTCCATCCTGTACTTCAATATTCACTTCGCCAAACATTTATCTCACGCTCCCATCCATTGGTGCATCGTTAAAAGCTTTTACCGCTGCATCATATTCCTGTTCCGTGACCATCTTTCCTGTTCCCCATCCATTGGCTGTTTTTACACCGGCAAACACAGCATTGGATGTATCTTTCTGTGCTTTCAATTCCTCGATGGTCATGTAATCCTTCTTATCTGTCATCTTGTTCCTCCTGTCACTCTTTTTTTTCAATCTGTCCAACTTCCACTTTCTTCAGATCTGTATCCTCATAAATGCCACCTGTCAGAGTGACATCAAACTCAACTGCTATTTTGCTCTTCAGGATGCTGTCCCCCTCCTCGATCCAATCCACGTCTCCGACATTGATCTCTACCCAGTTTCTGTCTACCGGAACACCTTTACCGATGTTTTTCATGAAATTAGTCAGTATCGCATCCACTTTTTCCTCATTGGAATCTGCAATCACCACATGCAGTGTCGTGATCCTCACATGCAGTTTCTTCCGCTGTTTCCGCTGCCCCTCTTCCCCATATATTTTTTTTGAGCCTGAACGAGCAAATGTTTCCTTCACTCTGAGGACTGCCCCGACATGTGTTTCATTGCAGTTTTTTAAGCTTTTCAGGCTATCGTGTACTGTTGACCGGATGCCCGCTTTTTTTAATACTCCAACCAGATAATCTCTTTCTTCCTTCATCGTTTATTCCTCAAACAGTTCTTTTAGCATTTCCTGTATATCCATATCATCCTGCTCACTGATACCCAGAAATTCTCTCGCCGGTATCTTCACACTTACCTGTGGCTTGCTGATCCATCTGTCTCCAATCTGGAACTTCAGGTTCTTGCCCCTCTTTGCCCTGATCGTACGCTCATCACCAAACTGATGCGTAGCTGCATAAATAACATTCGTACCAACTGCAAGCCCTGTGCTGTCCGACTGTGCATGTATGGATGTTCCGAGTTGTTTCGTTTTTGTCAGTGTCTTTCCTCCACTTTTCTCGGCACGTATGGAACGCTTCCATTTTTTTCCGTCCGGGCTTTCTTCCGTCCGGAATCTTTCTAATGTAGATGTCCTCAATCCTTCGGCAATAGCATTCATCATCCCCGCTTTATCAATGTCAGACATATCTTTCAGCCTCTGTAGCAGCTGATCTGTTTCATCGTCCAACCGGACGCTTACTGATGACATCCCATCACCAACCTTTCATGTTTCCCCTCGAAAACAGTCTTGGTGAGTTTGACATTGAAAAGCCTATCCTAGCTGCATCCTCAGTATTGTTTTCGCTGACACCAATACTGATCCTGCCCTCTGCAACTTTGGTCAGAAAAGCAATGGCTGCATTATAACGGGTAAGGTATGTTTTTTCCCTGTCGTTTTCGTCCACTCCTTTTCTTGATACCATGTTGTAAAGTGCAATATCTTTTGCAAACTTATTGATCACCTGCGGCGTCTTTGCAAACGGCACTTTGTACCGCTTGGCAAGATACCCGTCAATCTCTGCGTCTGCATCTGCAACCGCCTGTTCAGCGATTGGCATGATCTTTTCGATTTTCTCATCTTTATCCTCAATATACTCATTTCCGATAATGAAATTCATCATGTCCTCTTTGAGCATATCGAGTACTTCCTGTGCGGTACAATATGCCATTCAGATCACCTAGCCTTTCGAGCTTGTTGTTCCAGTGGAACCATATGCCATCTGCCAGAAACCATAACCTGCATTGGAACGTCCATCTGCGCCCCAGAGGAATTGATCTTTCATGAATACATTATCATCATTGTCATTCGTCTTGCTGGTAAGCTTAATAGGTTTTCTTTTCTGATAAATGATAGGTTTAAGTGCTTTCTGTGTTGCAAGCAGGAACCAGTAATCCGGCTGGTCTGCAAGTTCAGTCACAACCAGAAGCTCTGCTGTTCCTTTCAGAACATTTGTGGTTCCTTCAATCTGGTCGGCTTCCAGGATGAGTCTTCCCATCTTTTCATTCGCTGGCGAAACAGCCAATAAATTTGGAACAATGTTAAGGCTCTTTCCCTGATCGCCCAAAAGTCCCATCATGGATGCACGTGCCTAAACATATGCATCTGTGGAGAGTTTTTCTGTTGTCATGTTGCTCACAGTCTGCTTTCCATCCTTTCCGGAAGCATGATCCTGTGCAAAAAATGGTTTCCCATCATAACAGTTTTCTTTAAATCCGGCTTTTAATGCATCAAAGACCAGAACATCCGGATGCCCTGCGGCTGCTTCACCAATGTTTGCAAACATTGGCGCATATACGCCATAAGTATCATCTTCAATATCATCTCTTGGTACAGCAACAGTCATTTCAAACTTCTTATTTCTAATAGAATAGTTGTAAGCTGAAAGTGACTGAATCTCTCTTTCTCCGATCCACTCTCGCATCTGCGGCATCTGTCCGAGCCATTTATAATCTGTACTTGCCGTTGTACTTGGTACAACAGTTGCAATCCTCTCATACTGAGTCTTTCTACCCTGAAATGCTTTGTTATATGCGGTTGAATAAGCTACATTCAACCCGTGTAAGTTCTGCTGGTTTACAATCATCTTGGTTACCCTCCTATAATGTCTCTACAATGACACCGTCGCCCTCGATTCCAAGGATGACACCTGCCTTGCTTGATCCTGTTGCTGTGATCGTTACGGTCTGTGCATCAGACACATAACATGGTTTCATAACATCTGTTGCTTTAATGCTTCCATCATTATTCCAGACGAAAGCACCTCGTCTCACCTGCACCTCTACGGCTCCATCCTCTCCGCCTGTATTATCTACAGGCTTCATTGCACATCCTGCAATCATAAGGTTCTCAGCCTTCGATGCCTCGCTTGCATATCCGGCTGCGCTGATTGCAACCAGATGTCCTTCTGTGATACTCTCACCTGCTGCTACCGGAATAACAATGTTATTTCCGGAAAGTCTCTCATTTCCTGCTCTCATAATTTACTTTTCCTCCTGCTTGTAATACTTTTTATAGTCTTCCTCACTGATTCCCATGTTCTTGAGGATTTCCATGTCAAAATCCTCCGAATCTTTCTTATCAGGGGCATCTTTAAGATCCATTTTTTCCATATTGACGACTACCGGCGCTTTTTCCATGAAAGACTTAAAGCCCTTCTTGTCGCTTAAAGCATACTGTTTCGCCCATTCTGTCTGTGCTGCGGAAATCTTTCCATCTTTCAATGCCATGTTCACAAGTTCATCTGCCTCTTTCTCTGCCAGCTGGTTCTTTAATTCCAGCAGTTCAGCAGCAACATCTGTGTTTCCTGCTTTCAATGCCATGATGCTTGCAACAACATCCTCTGTTCTGGCGTCCTCATTAAGGCTTAAAAGTGAGAGCACCGTTGAATTAGCTACTACCTCATTTCCGTCTGTGGATGGTT